ATCAGCACTTGTAAAGAGTGGGAGACTTGTCAAAAAACCTGCATTTAAAAGCTTGCCAAGCCCTGTCCCCGCATAAGAGTTTGCATCAGCCCCGACTGTAGTAAAGTCGATAGTGATCTGCACTTGACCAGTTCGTCTCTGCACGCGACTTGATCCGCTCCATACTGTGTCAGGCTCTGGAGGTAGCCCGTGAGGACCATCACGCCCCTCGCTTCGCTCATTTACGACTACATCGCCATAGATGACGATGGGATCGCGTTCGCAGGGTAAAGAGATAAGGCTGAGCCCGCTAGGAGATGGGAGGCCGGTTGAGCTATCGATAGAGCCAAATGATGCCTCTGATGATACGGATATACTTCTATGTGTTACTGTCATGTTTTAGTCCTCTAGATATAAAAGTGTAAAGGGTAATGTTAATAGATAGCCGACCTGACTAGGATCGTTTGAGATCTCTGACAGTGTGGCTATACCTGTGATGAGTGATACTATACCAGTGTCATCAAATTGATACTCGGGTTGTTTTAGGGCGTTGATCAGCTGACTAGAGTCCTCTGCGATCATGCGATCTAGCAGTGCTAGATCCCCGCCTATATCATAACGAATCCTGAGCAATAAATCGATTCTTTTGCGCCCGCTTATCCCCGCCTGCCCGTCGTCTTGGGATAGCGTTTGAAAGCGAATGTCAAAGAGCCTATTTTGATTCGATCTCGATTCCAGTGAGAGATTTCTGCCACTCGCATCACTGATGCAGACAAAGTGATGATAAGAGTCGCTCTTGGGCGTGAGGCTCTCTAGGCGGTCAATAATATGATCGATAGCAGATGAAATGCCTTTGCTCATGTGGTCTCCAAAAGATTTATTTTTACGATCTCGATCAGCTGGTCGACCTCTTTAGGCGATAGCCCGATGAAAGAGCGTTTTGAATTTACATTATAGCCATAATGCCGTACAGGTGGCAAAAGCCCAATAACAAAGCTTCTAGCGGTCGATGATAAGACAGTGAAATGCTGCATCATCATCCCTGATAGCGTGAGATCTACCTCTGCAGTCTGTCCCTCGATGGCATTTGATCGCTTGCGTGATTTCTCTTTATACTCACGATATCCGCCTTCAAAATACATCCCGCCTTTGGTTTTGATCCCACCTTTAGGAGCCAAGCGTCTACCCAATGGGCTTTTTTTAGACACATATAAGGGCTTTGTTGAGTATGCTAAAAAGGGCTTCTCATTTGCATCTATCCCCTTATATACTCTCATCTTGATGATCGATACCATGTCGAGCCCTATGGCCAACATTTTAGGCTGAGTCATCGCTAAGGACGGTAGAGACAGATTGATCTTAGTCTTCATTTAGTGCCTCATCGCTCTAGATGGGCTAAAGCTTTTTTCATCATTCGATACGATACGATTGGCCATATTGCCCGTAATGTAGCCCCGCCCCTTGGCTCTAATATTGAGTTCATTATCCTCCACCGTCCCATTTTTATTTAGATCAAGGCTGATAGTCCTCATGCCTAGGTCTGCTAGCTCTATGCCCCGATTGCGCATCTTTTCACTCAAATCAATATTTCCATTGATCTCGTGAATGCGGGCGATAGCCAAATAGGCATGAGCTTGTAGGAGCTCATTGGCGTTGTGGATGTCGTCTTCATCGACATCATCAGGCACGATCAGATCTCTGACATATAGCGCTAGCTCATCGAGCGATGCGCCTATGATCTCATCAAAACCATTTGCGCGCCTTGGCGCTATGTCTGCGATATGTGGGAATATGGCACATAGTCGAGCATGATCGAGACCTGTATCAAAAGGTCTGGGGACGACCTTTAAAATTCCCTTTTCAACCTTGTTGATTGTCTGCCCCCCGAGGCTCTGGACATACTCGATCGTGAAGGCGATATCGCCTCGATCAGCTGTGATAGTCGCACTGCTAGCCGTATATGTCCACGATGCAAATTGAATGCTCGCCGATGTGGTAAAAGATACATCTCTCGGTAGTGGATCGGCGATAATCAGGCTTGTACCCACGATGCGGATGGGCTTAATAGAGAAATAGTCATCTCCATCAGTCAGTAGAAAGGCTTGGCTTTGAAAGGGCTTTAAGCTGGTGGCTGATGCAGATAGCGTGAGACTACGCCTATCGCCTGATATGGCAGTAGCAGTTAAAGAAGCCCGCCCTTGTGTCATGCTGGATGTGATATCGCCACTCTCTAAATGAAAAGTTATCGATGGAGTCCCGCTGATAGCAGATGGAGCTTGCCATATAAAATTGTAGTCCTTGCCCTGTTGTGCTTTTCTCATTGTAGATCCCTTATGTCGTTATTTGTTGCTACATCCAGCCCCATCACCTGAGCAAATCCCTTGCTCACAGGAGACCATGAGTGACGGCAGTTATACCCGCCCGCAGTCGTGATCACCGGTCCAGCCCCCTGCCCATTATTCATCTTTAGAATTTGATCCTTTGTAAAAACACGCCCCTTGCTGATGATCTTGCGGCAAAAAGGGCGTGTGATCCCGTCTTTCGGTCCTACATATATGAATAGATCTAGGCCTGCTTGCTCAGCATTTACTGCCTGCACTGATCGCCCGAACTCGGCGATCTTTAAGCGGGCTTCTGTGGTATTCGATCGAGTCGCTTGTTGAAAGCCTTGAGCCAATGCGTCAAGTGGGGCTTTTATTGATCCTATCACCGCAGCTGTACTGACGGCATCCTTTATGCCCCTGCTAATCTCAGGCACTAGAGCGTCATCAAAGACACTTTGAATTGTGCGACTGATAGTTGCATTGATTAAATCGGGATCACCGCTAACAAAAGTAGGATCAATCGCAAGCATCGCCTTATTTGATAAGTCAACGATGTCGAGCTGGGCTTTTTGAAAAAATATTATTGCATCGCCCAAGCCCTCATTGATCAAAAAGTCCCTCAATTGTTGAGGAGTCATATTGATCAGCAGATTGCCCTGCCCATTTTTCATCAATCTTGCTATCGCCGAGTGAAGCTTGGCGGTAGCTTTTTCTAGCTCTTTTTGAAAATCAGCGGTTGCTTGTACTTCCTTTTCAAGGATGCCAAGGCGCGATTTCAAGAGAGCTCTCATCTCTTCGTTTTGCTCCTCTGCCACCTGCCTTTTTAGATCGGAGATCGCCTTTTGATCAGCTTCTCCCTCTGCTAGGGCATGAGTTGAGCTAGTACCGCCACAGTGAGGGCAAAACAAAGAAAGCATATCAGCCCGCTCACTCTAAGCTAGACAGTCGGTGAGTAAAAAGCCGTAATTTTGAGCAATTACCTTGTCTTGGTGAGTATGCTCGAGCCATACAGTCCGCTTAGTCATCTCTAGATCATCATAAGAACCAGAGGTGAAGCCTGCATACTCAAAATTGAGAGCTGCGACAGGCATAACTTTAGTTCCATTTTTATTGACTACAGCGTCAGAGCCCTTCATGATACCCATAAATACGCTGTCATCTGTCCAAATTTGAGCCTGGCTAGAGGTCAAACCGGCGTTTGCGGTTTCTTTTCTAGCACTACCAACAAACACATTGGGCAAGCCGAGAACCTCTTTGAGAACGCTGATAACCATATCATCCTGCATGATGCGATTGCCTGATGCTGTGCCTGATGCTGTAGAGCCTGCAGTAAAGAAGCCTCTGATGTCTGGAGCTCTAGATAGAGCACGCAAGGCGCCATAGCCGAGAACCAAGGTATCGGGCAAAATGCCGTGAGCATTGGCACGAATAACATCGATGAGGGCGTGTAAATCGGTTAAAGGCTCAGCCCCTGCGGAGTTCCATTGAGTCCCCTTAGAGCTATTGCCAAGGCTACCGAGTGCAGAGGTATATGAGCCCCAATTTGATGCACCAAAAAGCAAGCTTGCTAGACGGGACTCTCTATTTAAGAGCATTGATCTTTGTACTTTTCTAAAAGAGCGTGTTTCCTCGTTGCCGGGATATTGAGAATAGCGAATATCTTCAATAGCGATAGCGTCTTTTAGAGAGTAAATCTTGGTGTTGAAAGTAGTGGAGGTACGATCAAAATTGCCGATAGCTTGGCGACTTGCTCCGGGAGCTCTTTCTGCGTCAACATCGGGGCTTCCCATAAAATTACGAGTCTCTTCAATTAAAAGAGTACCGCTAGGACCGAGGGCAGAAACATCGACTTTCTCAATAACTTTGTCAGCAATCAGCTGTCCATCGCTTGGGATGGCTTCAATAGCTAAATTTTTGAGAATTTCGTTGACTGGATGAATATTGCTATAGCTTGGATTTGCCATTTAATTAGACTCCTGCGGATGGGGAGAAAATGATTTCAATTTGTTCGTTAGCAGAACCAGCGGTATTGACCGCATTTGCTAAGAAACGCCCTGCGATGGTTTGTACGCCAGCACCACCAGAGGCATACGCATAGACCTTGCCTGCTAGACCAGGCATTACATAAAAGTGAGTGCCTGCTGTGATGGTGCCACCTGCTACAGCACGGCTGAGCCCTAGGACACATACATTGACCACTTCACCGCTAGAAACAGCCTGTTGAGCCACGCCCACAGGGACATCAGTGTCTGCTGTGCATGGGGTAACTTTGCCATCGCCATCTTGCTTTACAAGTTGAAACGCTGTAATGCTTGCAGATGCAATAAAGGACTTATAGATGCTTTGATCGTTAAAAGCCATTTTTAACCTCCAAAAAATGAATTGTATTCGGTTGCGTGTTGAGTGCGTAAAAGGTCGAGAGCTTGGGCAAATGTGATGCCTTTTTCTTTTTTGATTTGCTCGACTCTTTCACTGAGAGAGACGGGCTTTGCAGTGGAAGCATGACCGATCTCAGACAGGTTGACGGCTTGGTTGGCCTTGCGTTCGCTAAACATAGCCCAGAACGCATTATTTGAGCCCTTCATATCATAGGCTTGCTCGGCTAGAGACTTCTCAGCCACGCTGATTTTACCAGTGTTTAGAAGTGCATCAATAGCGTTTTTGCGTTCTGCGATATGCTTTTCTTGGCTGAGCTTGGCGACTTGTTCGCTCAATGTGGCGATCTTAGCGGACATTTCGTTTAGTGCCACTGCTGAGGCTTCTGACATTGCTTTAGCTTCTGCCTTGTTGCCCATCGCTAGAGGAGACTCCGCGGGCTCGTTAGGCTCCTGTGCGTCTTCCACTTGTGCTGCTTCATACTCTGCTTTTAGTGCTGATAACTCCGCCTCGAGCTGTTTTACTAATGCGTCTTTTTCAAGTAGCATAGCAACGAGCTCCTCAGCTGATTTTTGCATCAATTCTGTTTGATCCATAATTTTCTCCGATAAAAGAATTCGATCGATTTTATTGTTTTGTTGTGCTGGTCTTGGAGTGAGTGTGATGGCTAAAAGCTGAGCATTGCCGATCAGTTCTCCACCGTCCCTCGCATAAATGTTGCCTAGGACAAATTCGGGGCTAGACCACAATTGCCCCTCGGACTCCTCAACGATCTTAGCTCCTTTAGCTGTATAAAGAGGATGAGCATAAAGCCCGCCGTCTTTGATCTCTAGGTCTGCAATCTGCCCTAGTGCCATCGCCACATCTGGGGAAGCCAATGCACCACCTACAAAAGGAGATGATGCGTGATTCCAATCGATGATAACAGGATCTTGCTCTTTGC